TAACGGTCAGGAGCAAATTAACCTGAAAATGGTGGTTTGATTAAGTACCGCACCCGGTCTAAAGGCGGTTCGCGTGGTACTACTTTTGATGACTTGATTTTGGATGAGGCTCAAGAACTTACTGACGATCAGTGGGATGCGTTGCGTGGCACGGTTTCATCTGCACCGTCTGGGGATGCTCAGATTATCTTTACTGGCACGCCGCCAAGGGCACCTAATGATGGGGCGCCGTTTCGACGTATTCGTGAGGCGGCACTTAAAGGCCATCAGAGGATTGTGTGGCATGAGTGGAGTGTGGATTCGGTTCCGGCTCCAGGTGCTGATTTGATGGCGTTGGCGTATGACACTAATCCGGCTTTGGGCACTCGGCTGTTGGCTGATGTGATTGAGGGTGAAATAGTGGACATGTCGCCTGCTGGTTTTGCTAGGGAGCGTTTGGGGTTTTGGCCGTCGAATGAGTTGGCACACCCGGATGTGTTGTGCGACATGGATGCTTGGGGTGAGGCTGTGGCTGACACACCGCAGGCTGAGCCGACAGCGTTAGCGGTGGATATGAGCCACGACCGGCTCCTAGTAGTAGCCGCTTGCCTGATGGATGGCTCCCAGGCTCACGTTGAGCTGCTGGCCGGGGATTATCTCGACGACACAATGGCGGCGGTTGATTGGATAGCATCAAAAGCTAAACGCAAATTGCCTGTCGTGATTGACCAGTATTCCCCAGCTGCAACGTTGATCACCAGTTTGCGGAGCCGGGGAGTGAAAGTTATCCAAGTTAGTGCTGGTTCGGAGATGGCCAGGGCGTGCGGCCTGTTCTTTGACGAGTTCAACGCTGGCCGGTTAACCCATGGTGGGCAAGCCATGTTAGATGCCGCTTTGGCTGGGGCGCGTAAGCGTCCTATCCGTGATACCGGCGGTTATGGGCTAGACCGTAAAGACCCTGACCAGAATATTGCACCATTGGTTGCTGCTGTGCTGGCACGGTACGGGGCGACATTTACTAAACCATTAACCCGAACATCGGGAGAGCGAACGGCGGTAGTGATGTGATTGCGAACCCGATTATGGTGCCATCGTTGCCGACTGAGGTTACCGATGTGGTTAATGGCCTGCTTGACCAGTTGGATGCTCACACCCAGAGCAATCGGACGCGGGTGGAGTATGACGAGGGCAAGCATGTTTTAAGCAGTTTGCAGCAGACCCCGGTTGTGCCACCAGCCTATTGGGCGTTGGGTATTACGTTGGGTTGGTGTGGTAAGGCTGTTGACCTGTTGGCGAGGCGTTGCCGGTTGCAGTCCATCGAAGCCCCGAATGTCACTATTCCCCCGGAGTTGGTTCGCCAGTTCAAGGATGAAGTTAACTCGGCTGTTCTGGAGTCCATGATTACTGGTGTTAGTTGGCTAGTAGTTTCGGCTACCACATTACCGGAGCGTCATCACGGCGCACCTGACGCATTGGTGCAAACCATTACTGGTTTGGATGGTACGGGTCTTTGGAATCCGCGTACCCGCAAACTTGATGTGTTTTTGCATGTGCAAGCCCGCGATGACATGGACAGCGTAACCGAGTTCAGTTTGTATGTGAGCGCGGATGCGAATCATTCTCGCACCGGGTTTATGCTGCATTACGAGTTCACCGATGATGGTTGGGTGCAGTTGAACGCTCGGCAAATCGTCGAGGTTCCCGTATTCCCTATCGTGTATCAGCCGAGGGCTGGCAGACCGTTTGGGCAGTCACGGATTACGCGCCCGATGATGTCGCTCCAAGACCAAGCCGTAAGAGCATTGACTCGCGGCGAGGGTCACATGGACGTGTACTCATTCCCAGACACCTACTTCATTGGTGCTACGGAAAACTTGTTCAAGAATCCGGACGGCACTACTAAGGCGCCGTGGCAGGTGATGATTGGGCGCATCAAATGCTTACCTGATGACCCGGACGCTCAATCTGATGCTTTGGCTCGGTTGGATGTTAAGCAGTTCCCTGGTCATTCGCCGGAGCCGCATTTGGCGTGGATGAACATGCTCGCTAAGTTGTTCTGCCGTGAAGCCAGTCTGCCGGACACGGCTTTGGCGATTACGGATTTGGCGAACCCAACCAGCGCTGAGGCTTATGACGCTTCACAGTATGAGTTGATTGCTGAGGCTGAGGGCGCTACCGCTGATTACACCGAAAGCGTTACCCGTGCCGCCGAGTTGTTTTTGCGGACGGCTGGCGTGCATTTGGGTGGGGTTGAGGTTATTCCGGTTTGGCGTAACCCACGATTCCTCTCCCGGAGTGCTGAGGCTGATGCTGGGGTGAAAACCATTAGTGCCGCCCCGTGGCTGGCTGAAACCCGCGTCGGCCTGCAGCTGTTGGGTTTAACGGAAACTCAAATCGAGTTGGCGTTAGCGGAGCGTTCGCAAGCCGAAGCCCGGTTGCGTGAAGCGGAACTAACAATGGCTTTGGCTGAGGCGGAACCGTTACCGGCTTGGCCGGGATTGGCGGCGTTCGATGCGCCAGCAGATTAGCCCGGAACAATACCAGCGCAGTCAGAAGCAATGCTCGTTGGCCGCTCAGCAGCGTCTAGCGTGGTGGGTGTGGAATCATCCCACCGCGTCGCGTGAGGCCATCCTGAACGAAGCTAGGCGGCTTATTGACCTGTTCGGCAGGGTGGGCGCCCGGTTGGCTTGCGTCTATTACATGAACCAACGCGGCGAGGATGATGGCTGGCAAATCCTGCCGTCGTTCGGCTTACGCCAGCAACGTTTAGACCGCATGTTGAATGCCGCTTTTGACCGTTCCCAGCCTGTGGCGGGGTTGCGGCAGGTGGTTGATGTGGCGGTTAAGGCTCCCGGTTCTAGGACCCTACAACGGCGGCGAGGTTATGCTGATGAACGTAACACCCGACCCGCAGGGGAATCGTTACCGTCGGGTAGTTAAACCTGTTGGGGAAACGTGCGCCTGGTGCTTGAACCATGCTGCCGGGTCATTCACGATAACGGATAACTCGGTACGGTTTCCGCCGTATCATGCGGACTGCGACTGCACGGTGGACATTATCCCCATCGAGGCACCGCAGCCTAGTTGGCTGCTTGGTATTTTAGCGATAGTCGCGGCTGCCAAGTTAGCGGCAGAAGATGACCCCGAAGCACACGATGTTGTTTGGTGGATTCGTGAACAAAACCCCGATTTGGTTACGGATGGGCATCGCGGTGGCGGTAATAGTGGTAACGACAACACTCCTCCAACCGCACAAGCGGAACCGCCAGATGATGGAGTCCCGCGCCCCGAACCAAGTTATCTGATTGCTGCGCATGTTCTTGATGAACATACCCACGATGCACCCTACGAGGATGAGCGCACATACTTCCCCGCTGGGTTCTTCGGTGAGGACGATAGCGACATAGAACTTGTTGTAAGCATGATTCGATACGCTCTGAGAACTGGCACACCAAGGCCTGACGGAAACGGTTTCATTTTTACCGCCAACGTTGGCCCAAACGGTGAATACGTCGTAGAAGTTCCAGTACGACCAGTCCGTGCCGGAAATGGCGAATGGGAAGTCCGCAGTATGTGGCCTCTTTCCGGCCCTGGGGTGACAATTGACCGAAATGGCAGGCGTGAGCTGTTATGATAAGCCGTAAGATGACATACTTTCCGAAAGCTACGATTGAGCCTATTGCGCTTGAGACGCTTGCGCTCACATCGGCTAATGAGCACGGGCAAACGTTAACTTATGTGCGGCAGCATGAGTGGGAGTTAGTGCTTGAGGATGCTCTGTTTTTTCTTGGGCAGCGTAACGCTCAAGTTCCAGTCGAGTTGCACAATAAGATTATGAGTCTTGACCCCGGTTTCTTTGATAGTTACTGGAGAGGTCGAGCAAAAGCGTTATAATGGGTGGGAGACCCGCAGTAACACCTGCGAGACTCCCGGTTGATAGCCTTAACTTACTTGCCGCATGAAAGCTGGTGAAAAGATGCTTACCGTAAAGGAGCGGCTTGACGCTGACGCCATGTGGCAAGGAGTTAGGTTTCTAGCTTCATCGCCACTTTATCCAGCGACCCCGAATGAAACTCGAGCCAGGGAATTATTGCAACTCCCCCCTGGAACTCAAAGGGCGCTCACTATGAGCGAAATCAGCGAGTATTTGGCTGGCCGAATCGACGAGTTTCGAGAGCTGGCCGATTAGCCCGTCTTGGTTATCTGTGCGGCGTTCTAGCTTCTCAACCCGTTCAAGTAACTGTGCGAGGGTCGCTGCTGACAGATTGACTGTTTGGGTTGCTTCGTCGTAGGTAACCATTTACGCGACATTAGTCGAATTACATCCCCGTAACCAAGTGGTGCGGGGTTTTGTTTTATCCAATTCTTGCCAGCCCTGCCTTGGGCAACTCCACAAAGTCCACCGTTCTCACGGGTGGGGCTGGCATTTTAACCACGCCCTGACAAGACGGGCAAAACTAACAAGAAAGGGTTTACCCTAATGTCAGATGAACAAACTGCGGCAACGTCCGAGATGGGCAGCGCAACAGTAGCAATCGCCCCGCCGGAGTCGGCGGACAAATTGCCTGAGAATCATCCGCTAGTTAAAACGCTCGCAGAGTTGCGGGCGGAGAATAAGACGCTTCGTGAAGCAGCCGAGACGGCGCAGCGTAGTCACGAAACGCAACTAGCCCAAGCCAAGCTAGACCTGGCACGCTACCAGATAGCCACCAAACATGGGCTTAGTGAGTCCGATGCTGGTTTGTTGACTGGTACTGCGGAGCAGATGGAAACCTTGGCAGCCCGGTTAAAACAACCCTCCACAATTGAAGCCCTGGTGGCGCCCCCGGTTGAACCGGAGCCGTTACTGGCACCAATCAACCTGGGTGTTGGGAACCGGGCAAAACCCCAAACCGCGAACGATAGTTTGCAAGCAATTCTTAAAGCCGCACTCAACTAAGGAGCTTTCATCATGGCTTTTTCATTTTTCCCTAACGGCGCCACCAGCGGCAGCCTGGACGAACTAATCCTCCCACCGCACCTGATTGCGGCGTTTATCGCTGACGAGGTTGAACCCTCCGTTGTGACCGCGCTCGGCCATCGTGCCCATCTGCCTTATGGTGATAGTGCCAATATTGCGGTGCATGACCATGAAGCACAGTATGTTGGCCCCGGCCAACCCAAGGCTGGCAGCACCCTTGATGCTGATGTTACTGAGTACCACACTCACTGGTTCCAAAAGACGGTTCGGTTGCCGATGCGCGACATCGAAACCTACCGCTCCTATGGTCTGCCGTTCATTGAAGAAATGCTGCGCGACATGCTCGCCGCTCTGCCTCGCGCCCTGGACTTCGCTGTGCTGCACGGTATTGACGCTCGCACTGGTATCAGTGTTCCAGTGTTGAACCCGGCAATCCATGACGCTCCGAACCGCGTGAACGCTAACGGCCTCCCCGCTTACAGTGGCATTGATAGTGCCGTGCAGGCTTTGTATGGCAAGGGTTACCGGCCTAATGGTGTGGCTTTGGATGGTGTTTACGCAGCATCGTTTGCTACTGCACGCTCCGGCCTGACCGAGCAGCGTATTTACCCTGACTTCACCCCGAACGGTGTGGGCACTCTTGAGGGTCTGCGTTCCGTGGTTTCGGACACTGTTTCCGCTAAGGGTGTTGAGCAGGAACCACGCGCTTGGGAACCCATTAGCGCGATTGTTGGTGACTGGCGCAGCCTGGTTTGGAACATTGCCCGCCCGGTACGGATGCAACGCTTCGAGACTGGCGACCCGGATAACACTGGCCGCGACCTGGCTGGTTACAACGAGTTCGCGTATCGCGTTGAGGTTGCCTACACCTGGGGTCTGACCAGCCTGGATGCGTTCGCATTGGTTTCCGGTCAGCCTGCCGCTACCAATAACGGCATCACTCTTCCCAGCGTGGGTGAGGTTGACGTTGTTGCTGACACCGTGAACGTTGCCGCAGCAAGCTCCCGCGTTGCCGTTAAGGCTGACGAGGTTGATGTTGATGGCCCGTTCGCTAAGCCAGCTAAAAAGTAAGCCTGACAAAACAAGTTGATTGAGATGAGGTGAAGCGGGATGGCTATTCGCATTACATCAGAGGACGTGGCTGCTTTTGCGCCCAGTATTAACCGGGAGCAGGTGGAGGCGGTTATTCCTGGTGCTGTTGCGTTGGCCATCACCGCCGCCCCTTGCCTTAAAACTGTTGACCCAGATAGTGATACGGCTAAGGCTGCGGTGTTTATCGTGTCGGCGGCAATTGCCCGCATGGTTGGTAATACTGCCGCTGTGCCGGGTATTAGTCAGCAGGTGGCCGGGCCTTATTCGATGTCGGCGCCGGTAACGGTTGGCACCCTGTCGGATAAAGAAACCCGCGCTTTGCGTGCCTTGTGCAGTAATGGTGGTGCAGCGTTCACGTTGGACACCGCTCCGGGTTTAGCTGAGGCTTATGTGTGGCCTGGCGCTCCACTTGGCGATTGCGCGGAGTGTGTGCTGTGAGCCGGTTCCCGTTTGGTGAGACTATCACCCGCCTGCAACCGGGCATGGTGGATGACCCTTACACTGGCACGCAATCGCCGGACTGGTCAAATCCTACGGTGACGGACATTGAGGGTTGTGTGGTTTACCCGCTTGGTTCGGTTGGTAATGAGCAGGTTGATGTTGGCCGCCCCGAGATTGGGCAGCAAACCTTAACCGTGCTACTACCACCGGACACCGAGTTGGATAAGTCTGACCGGGTTGTCTGCCGGGGTGCTGAGTTTGAGGTTATTGGTTTCAGTTTCCAATTCCGTAATCCTTTTACGGGTTGGCAACCGGGTGGGCAGGCTACTATCCGCCGGATTGAGGGCTGAACCATGAAAGGCACGCTCAAAACTCCAAACGCGAAACCTAGCATCTGCTGCTACCACTTCCATCGTCGTCCTTGTCTCGAATGTATCGCGTACCGGCGGCTGCACGCTGAGGGAATCAACCACGCACCGGATGACTGCCAGGAGTGCACCCCTATTACTTGGGCGGAGGCTGTTGATCGTGGCTGAGAAAATGGGTCGCATCAAACTTAACCGCAACACTATGAACCAACTGCTTAGCGGCGGTTTGGGGATGGATGCGGTGCTTAAGGCTGATGCGGAACGGGTAGCGGCAGCGGCACGGGCTGCGGCTCCGGTTGATACTGGCGCTTACCAACAATCCATCCGAGTCCAAGCCACCACCCGTAAAGAACGCTCCGGCACTACCAGGCGCGTCTACCAGGTGATTGCCGGTGGCGGTGACGTTGATTACGCCCGCATGGTGGAGATCCAAGCATCTGTGCTCGCTAGGGCTTTGGGTGCGTCAATGGGTAGGGCACGGAAAAACCGTTAGGAGACCATCATGGACACTTGGCAACCAAACGCCGTCATGTACCCGGACGCTGAGTTAACCATGATTCAGGCCACCAAAACCCTCAACCTGCCTGTTGACCTGGTGGCCAGCGTACTACCGGCGAAAACCACTACCGCAATTATTTGGAACCGGGTTGGTGGGCGTGACCCACTGAACCTGATGCAAGTAAGAGTGTTCGCACCCACCATCGCCCAAGTTAGTGAACTGGCTCGGCTTTTGGCCAGCAAAATGCGTGGCCTTGTGTCCCTCGGTTTCGGCATTGTCGCGGTGAACCAAAACGAGGGGCCAACAGATTTGGGTGATGTGCCGGGGCATGGGCCGATGCGGCAAATGCTTTACGACATCACTATCCGCGGCACCACCAACCACAACCCAACAAAATAAAAAGGAAACATTTATCATGGCTCAAAACGCTGACCAAGTTTTATCTGGCATTTACACTGGCGCCGTCTATTACGCACCCGCGGGCGCGGGCGCACCTAATGGATTTAGTTCTGACGTAACCAGTCTTGGTTACACTGACCTCGGTTACATTACCGAGGATGGCGCACCTGAAATCACTTACCCTGGTGAACCGGAGGTAAACGTAGTTCGGGTTTGGCAGAACGCCAAAGTTATTCGCACTATCCGCACCCCATCTGATGAGCCTGTCACTATGAGTTTCACGTTGGCGCAAACCAATGATGATGTGATTCGGTTCGCGCTCGGTGTGGAACCCGCAGCTGACGGGTCTTATGTGATTGACCAGAATCATTTGCGCCCCAACGTTTCGGTAATTGTTGACGTGATTACTGAGTTTGGTGGGGAACGTTACTATGCGGCGGATGCGGCTGTGACTTCGGTTGATGCGCGCTCATTCCCGAATGATGGTGCGATTGCTGGTTGGCCGGTAACGGTTGCCGCCAGTGAGTGGCGGGTTTGGCCGTGGACTAACGGCAACGGCAATTCTCCGGTTAGTGCGCCGGTTACGGTTCCTGGCAGTTTTGATCCTGGCACGCCGCTTGACCCTGAGCCTGGTGCCCCAGTTGAACATGCTGCGGCCAAGCGTTCGCATCATAAAACCCCGGTTAAGGCTCACGCCTAACCCCATTAGCCTGGTGGCCTTGTTGGCATCGCAGCGGCAAGGCCACCAGTAGCAAATAACATTCTGCGATTCTGCGTTACTGCGAAAGGAAATGTAATGCCAACTTTAAGTAATGGCCGCGAATACCGCATCGACGGCAACAACCTAATCTACTCACCGGAGCAATGGCCCGGCGAACCTGAACTGCCTGATGTGGTGTTATCACTCCGGGTGAAAAAAAGCCGGTTGGCGAACCTGCATGATGCCGAAAACTCGGATAACCCGATGCAGATGCTAGACCAATTATTCCCGGCTCAAAAAGACCTACTGGACGAGTTGGATTTGGGTGAGGTTGTTGGCCTGGTTGAGGCTTGGATGAATGAGTTTCAGGCTCGGAATGGTGTGAGCCTGGGGGAATCGTTGCCCTCAACCGATTCATCACCGAACACCGAGCCGTAATCGAGTACGAGTTCCGCACCCGGTTTAACCTGCCGGTTGATGGGATTGGTGGGAAAAAGATTGGTTGGGCCGAAACCGGGCGGCTGCTGACCGAGTTAGCTAACGACCCAACTACACACCTGTTCGCGGAAGTGAACGGTTGGGCTTACCCGATGAGCACTGAGGCTCGCATACTGGCCGACTTGGTGGATTTGACTATCCAGGCGAACAGTAAAAAGAAGCCGAAGCATGGTTACCCGCGCCCGTGGGATAACACCAAAGCTAAACCTAAACGATTGAGTAACACGGCGGGATTAACGCCCGCATTAGCCCAGCATCGGCTGGCAATGATGAGAGGTGACGGCCATGCCTGAAATCGGTTCAACCTGGGTGGCCGTCGCCCCATCCGCTAGGGGTTTCGGTAAAGACCTGAACGATCAGGTTAAATCCCAAAACGTTGCAGGCCAACTGGCTAAGACCCTGGGTGCGAGCGCAAAAGTTGCTTTCGCTGGTATTGGCACGGCTGCCGTTGGTGCGCTCACTGCTATCACTAAAACGGGTATTAGTTTCAACGCATCCATGCAAGGTTACAACGCCCAGTTTGAAACGTTAACCCGTAACTTCCGTGACAGCTCCCATGAGGGCGCCCGCATGAACCGCATCATGCAGGAAATGAAGCTAAACGCCCCGTTCACTAAGTCGGAGATCGCGCAAGGCGCCTCCACTTTGCTGGGTTTCGGGCAGTCGGTTGACCAGGTGGAGCGCCGCCTATCCCAGTTGGGTGATGTGGCGCGCGGTAATGGGGCAGCGTTTAACCGGCTCAGCCAGATTTACGGCACGGTGCAAGCCACCGGGCAGTTAACGCAAGCGCAGATTACCAACATGATCCAGTGGGGTTTTAACCCGTTGCAGGAGGCTGCTGAGGCTACTGCTAACAAACTCGGCATTGACGTTGATACTGCTTTGCGTCAGGTTACTCGCGAGTTCGAGAATACTTCTGATACTGCTGCTTGGTTGTCTAACGCCATGGATTTGGCGACTGGTTCGTATGGGCGTTTTTATGGAATGTCTCAAACCATGAATGAAACCCTGCATGGCAGCATTGGGAACCTGAAAGACACGTTCCAAGTTTTCAGTGGTGCGTTTGTGGGCGGCATGAATGGCCCCATCATGGGTGCTCTAGCGGGTTTCAACATCGGAATCGGTGAGAGCCTGCAATCTTTCATGCGGATGAATTATGAAACCGGTCAGTATGAGATTGCTTCTGCGGGGTTAGCTAGAGCGGTTGAACTTGTAGCTGCTGGGATTACCAAAGTTGGGCAGGCCACGGGGCGCATTATCGAGGTTATTGGTTCAAGGTTTTTTAACTTCTTAAACCGCATTAACTTTGACCAGGTAGAGGAGTCGTTGGGCAGTTTCAAAGGATTGTTTGTTCCTTTCGCTGGGGTCGTAGCATCATTGCTGAGCCGAATCCCGCTTATCGGGGGCGCGTTTAAGTCCATAACGGGGCCGGTGGGTATCACTATCGGTTTCTTTGTCAAAATGCTGTCTGAGTCTGAGAAATTGCGTAGAGCTTTCCAACTACTCCCGATTGTGGCTGAACAGATTTTTACTGGTTTAAGCCCGGTCATTGGCATCGTTTCTGGGTTGATTACCGGGTTGGCTGGCACGTTTGGAGACCTACTTGGGGGTATTCTGAAATCTGTTGTGTTGCCGCTGCTGGTTCGGTTGGCGCGCGATGTGTTGCCCCGGTTGGTTCCAATAATCGAAAAGGTAGCGCATTTTATTGCTGACCTGGCTGACCAGTTCGGCTACATGGCTGACGACATTTTACGTAATGTGGTTTTCCCATTGTTGATGCGGCTGATTGACGATGTGCTGCCCCGGTTGATGCCGTTACTGGAAAAAGCTATTGACGTGGTGATGGCTTTGGCGCTAACTGCGTTTAGCCTGCTATCTGAACACATTGACACTCTGCTGCCGCTGGTGATGCGCCTCATCGAGGGCGCGCTTGACGTGCTGTTGCCGCTGGTGCTTGACCTGGTTAACGCTTTCCTGGACTTCGTTAAACCCATTGTGGAGTGCGAGGAAACCCTAGGCACCCTTACTGCGCATGTTCTGGGTGCGGTGGCAGCGTTTAAGGGTTTTAAGATTATTAGTGGCCTAATCGGCATGGTTAAGACCTTTACGGCATTCATCAAGGCTAAGGGTATCGCTACTGGTTTGGCAGCGATTAAGCAAGGTTTGCTGAACTTAGCGTTGAAAGCTAACCCGATTGGGGTAATTATTACTTTAGTTGGTGCCCTGGTGGCTGGCCTGGTGTACTTCTTTACCCAAACCGAAACCGGCCAAAAAATGGTCGAAGCCGCAATGGAGGCTATCGGTCAGGCTATCACCTGGTTGGGTGAGCAGTGGAGCATGATTGTCCAGGGCATCCAGGACATGTGGCAGGAAGCCACCGACGCAATCCAGGCTGCTGGCGACCGGATTAGTAACTTCTTTACCGAAACTATCCCGAACGCGTTAGACACGCTGCGGCAGCGTTGGGATGACCGCATCGCAGCTATTCGCCAAGCGTTCCAGAACTTCGTGGACAACCTGCGCGGACGTGTAGATGCCATTGTTGGTTTCTTTACCGGCCTACCCGGTAGGGCAATGGATGGCGTCAACAGCCTACGGGAACGCCTCACCACGTTTTTCACTAACCTGATGAACACGGTACGCGACGGGATTAGTAGCGGCATTGACACCATTATCAGCTTCTGGACTGACCTGCCCGGCAACATTCTCAGCGCCCTCGGTAACGCCGCCACACTCCTAGTGGACTGGGGTCGCGGACTGATTGACGGACTACTGGACGGCATCCGCAATGTTGGCTCCCGAGTCGGCAGCGCCATCACTAGCCTGTTACCGGGCCGTGGCGGCCGCAGCCTGGAACTACCCGGCACCGAACCAGCACACCATGGCATCATGCCACTAAGCGACGGTAATCCACTAGCCAGGAACCCGATTGCGGACACTATCGCGGGAGCAGCACGCAGCGCAGCTTTGAGCTTCACGAGCTGGAACCCGTTCAACGCCATCGACCTGGACACCCCCACCCTGGATGGTAACGACACCCAGTACGCAACCCTGGCTGACGTGGTCAGTATTGTGCGGGAACTAGCCGGGGAAATTGTGGACGCCAGCCAGTTGAGCGCTGACGGCATCCTGACCCAGAAAATACGCCAAGCATCATCAGCCTGGCACCCCCTACACCCCTAAGAACCCCGCTGGGAGGCCGTATTATGGCAACGCTGACCGTTGACCGAGTGCAACAATCTGGCCCCCCAGCTTTGGGTGTGCAAGTCACCCGCACCACCCCTGGCGCTGCTGTCACATTGCAGCGCACTACTGATGGCCGCACCTGGATGACCATCCGAGGCGGAGTAGGTGAAGCCTCCCAAACTGGCGAATTCCATGTGACGGATTGGGCGGCACCAATCAACACGCGCCTCTGGTACCGGGCACTGGTTAACGATGCAGTAGCGGCGCAAACCGAAGCAAGCCTAACCGCACCCGGCACTTGGATTCAAGACGCATTTTCACCCCAGAACGGTTTGAGCATCACCCTGGACGGCCTACCCGGCTGGGGCCACGATAGCTTCCGCGAAGCATCATGGCCCCAACCCGTAAGCGAAGCCCAAGTGCTAGCCGCTAGCCTACCTGTCGAATCGGTTGGGATGCGCAGCCGCGTCGGCAACATCCCGCTGATTATTCACGCCATTGCGGAGGCGGACAGTACCCGCCTACGCAACCTGTTATTCACTAGCGGCATCCTGCTGTTGCGCGGCGCACCCTGCGAACTACTACCCCCGGTAGCGTTCGTAGCAATCCCGAACCTGACCGAAACCCACCTCGGC